GTGATTGGGCGCGCCGTCGCCGTTGCACAGGTTGTACTCGACCCAGGTATCGGACCCGCCTATCACGAAGTTGCCAGACGTCATGTCCGTGAACTCGTTGTGCGAGAAGTGCGAGACGGTCATAAAAGCCTTGAAGGCCTGCATGTGCGAGAACTGGTTGTGCTCGATGAGGCACGCCGTCATCGCTATCGAGTAGCTGTCATCCGCTTCGAGAATGAAGCGGGTCGAGCGGTCGTTTTTTCCGTAGAGGAACACCCCTTCTAACTGGAAACCCTGAAGCTGCGCATTGGAGCGGCCCGCCCTTTGCGACATCGTAAAGAAGGCCGGGCCATCGGTATAGACGTGCGTGCGGTCGGCACCGTACGCCTTGCCCGAGCCCTGCACCACCAAGCGATCGAACAGCGGCATGGGCTGGCTGATGTTGAACTTGCCCGAGCCGAGCTCGATCAACAGACCGCGAGGGTGGATCTCATCGGGAGCAGCGGTCAGCAAGGCCGTCTGCAACTCCTTCGCGTAACCGAACGCCTCCAAGAAGCCCTGCGTGCTGTCGGTGCCGTCGCGCCCGGTAGCGCCGAGTTCCTTCGGGCGGATCGTGTCAGCGATCAACTGCCAACGCTGCCCGTTGGCGTCTTGAATACGGTAGGCTTTAACTCCCGGCTTCGTCGTCCGGATGTACGTCGGAGCGGCCATGCCCTTCGATGCGGCGTTGTAGCCGGCGAGCCGGATCACGTTCACGTCGGCAGGAACGGACAGGCTGGGGATGTCCGTCGCCAGCACGCCACCCACCTGCGCCGCCAACGCCCCTACAACCCCGTCCGCTTTGACGCCGGTGCCGGTGGTCGCTTGGTCTTTCGTCAACAGCCCGGACGTATCACCCGCCGCCAGAAATTCCGCTCGCTGGGCGGGCGTCATGTTCGCGAGGATGGTCATGCGGCTAGCTCCAAATATTGCCCGTCCGAAAATTGGAGCGGAGATCCGTCCGAGAAGGTGAGGGCGTTTGTCGGTACACGCGGGCGCGGGGATACGCCCAGCACCGCCGGCACGACGTCGACGATATCCGACGCGGGCATGGCGGGGCTGGTCGTACGGCCCGTTCGGATCTCAAGCTGGGTGGTCTTGCCCGTGCCAGCCATCAGATCGTAGCCTGACGGCGTGCTGCCTCAACCGTTGCGTAGGGCACACATTTTTCTAGGAGGAAATGGAATTCCCGTGGCCCGCGCGCGATGACCTCTTCGCTAAGGCGCTGGATCTCTCGCATCGCCCTAGTATCGGCGCTCAAGTGCGGATCGCCGCCGAAGAGCTTGATCAGCGATATGGCGTTGTCCCTAATATCCGCCACGGCCTGAATATGCTGGCCAGTCACGTCTTGCGCGCTGCCGCAATCATCGCGCAGTAAATGATACGCACTAACTCACGGCCGCCGACATCTTCTAAATCCGTGTCGTACATAGCGTCGACCCCTGCTTCAAGCATAGCGGGCGTGATCTCAAGGTCGCTCGCCTGCTCCGAAACCGGTAGTGGTTGCTTCTCGTTGATTGTCATGACTTGCGCCATCGACCGCTGAGCAGCCACACCGCGTCGATCGCAAGCGAACATGGCACGCAGATAGCCACTAGGACCGAAGCAGCGGCTATGCCAATGAGAGAAGGTCGGTTCATGGTGTGTATGGCTGGATCGTGCCAGCCCCTCCTGTGATGCGACCGGTCAGGTCCATGTTGGCATAATTGATCGTGCAGCCCGGCCCTGCATATAGGTCAAAGTCGTTGGCCCCGCCAAACTTGCAGGCGTCGAGGTACATGACGGCTGCGTAGGTCGTTCCGGCAAAGCCCGCACAGTATGCCGTCTTCGATGTCGCCGCCTGACTGACGCCGGTGCCGACGCTGGCGCCACGGGAAGAGGCGATGCAGCCAAGGTTCCAGGAAACGACGTTGTTGATGTCGTTTACCGAGCGGTCCGCGTTGTTCAGATAGGTACCGTTGACACGGATGATCGGGATATTTTCATGGGCCGTCGATCCGTTGTTCGTGCCGGTCGCGTCCCAACCATTCCAGTTACCGGTGCAGCCGATCTCGACGACCTGTGGAGATGTAGCCAGAGATGGCGATGCGGTAGCACCGTGCGGGTTCTGCCCGTCCTGATCGTTATAGCTAAACACACAGTTCTGGTAGATCGCAAGCCCCGGGCCACCAGTGAAGGTCGCCCCGTTCGTTCCCTGCGCGAACATGAACTGGCAGTTCTTGGCATAAAGGTTGATGCTGAACGCGCTGGTCGTTGTCGCGCTGAACGGCTTGTTGCCGCCCCAGAAGTTCCAGCCCTCCATCCAGACCGTACGATTTGCCGTGACCGCAGATGAGTATCCCGCGCCGACCGATCCCGAACCGACCTGAATGCGGCTGTCTGGCGCCCGATTGTCGATGCACCGGACGTACATCTTCTTGTTGGTCGTATCGAGGAACATAGCCCCGATGCCGAGCGCCCAAGCCGCGTTGATTTCGGGCCATGGATTGGCAACGTCCGCCACCGTCCGCACCTGCGCCAAGCCAGTGGGGGCGCCCGACGCATCGATGCGAGACCGGTCCCACACGTTCCTCGACGGCGCGCTGGTCGTATAGGCCGACACGTAGATGTTCGGGTCACTGGTGGGGACGAAAGCGGGAAGGGGGACCAATACGTTGGCGATGGAATTGACCGTTCCCGGACCGTTTACTTCCAAAACGGGATCGCAGTTCGGGCTGCGGCCAATCCATGCGTCCTTCCATGCGATCGATGTGACCTGTCCGCCCGCTGTGCCCGCCTGAGTATTCGACGCGAGATAGTCGCCGGCAGTGGCGAGAATACGAACCGGGCCGTTGCCGTTGGCGGCTGAAATCTGCGTTGCCAAGAATGCCGCCAGTTCCAGCGAGCGCAGTTTGGCGCCCGACGACAGGCCGTTGTTCGAGTTGGAGCCGGTGGCCACGTCGACATAGATCGTCGCCACGTAGGCGGGCTTTTTGGCGGCATGATCGTAATTAGTGGTGAACGTGGAGGCGGTGCCACTACCCGTGCGGTAGACCGTCATCGGAGGCGTGACGGGGTAGAACGGGGGCACGGCTACGGGTGTGGCGGAACCACCATCAGCCAGAACAGCCTCGTTGTACGTCAGGCCCCCGCGCCCGCCCATATCGAACAACTTGAGGGTGTCGGGCTTCGCCATAATCTCGTCGAGCGTTCGCGTACCCCCGGCAGACAATTCGAACGTGGAAATTCGACGACTGCCGCCGGCGACTTGGGCGAGAGGCACGACCTGGCCAGTCAACAGGTCCAAGATCGTAACAGCCATCAGGCAGAACCCTTCATCAATCGCTCATAGGCCCGCTGCGCCTCGATCGGATCGTCGCTGGTCGGAATGGCCACTGTAGCCGTTTTCTGCTCGATTTCCAACTTTTCCCCGTACTTCTTGGGGTGCCACTTAGCGAGCAGCTTGAGGCGGGTTTCCACGCGCAGCTTCGACCGCTGGATCCACTCCTTGTTCGCTTTCAGGCCACGGTCCGTCTCGATCGTGTCGAAGGCCGTTTCGTCCGCGATCTGCACGCACTCATCCGCCAACGCGTCGTAGCCGGCCGCGCGAGCCTCTTCCATGGCCGCCATGAACTTGGGGTTCTCGCGGATCACCCGATGGACGCTCGCGTATGCCTGACCGGCCTGCTCGCACGCGTAGCGCAGGGTCTTACCCTCGCTGACCAGATCCACGATGATCTGTGCCTTGAGCGTGTCGCCGTAGTCGGGTTTCTCGTCGTCCATCATTCAACCCAAAAATCGAGCAGGTACGCCCACAAAAATTGATAAACCGCGTCGCGCTCTTCGTCGGTCGCATCAATACCGCCGCACGTATCCTCGTCGACAAAGGCCCATACGATCACGCCGTCGCCCTCGTACTCGAAAGTAACTTCGCGTGTCGCCCCTCGAAAGGGCACGTCGGTTTCATGCATGGCCATCACGACACATATACGCCGGTGCGGTCATTGCCGCAAGAACAGGTCGCACGCGCGATGGCTGACGTGTGCTTGCCGCAGCTAAAGCCCGGGTTGCGGACAATCCCTTTCGCCCGGCAAATTTATCCCGTTCGAAAAAGGCTGGAAATCCCCACCATTTTCATCACACCCACAATCATTTTAAGTGGGGCGTTTAGTGGGTATTTTTAAAACGTAACAAAATCAATAACTTACAATAATATTACCCACTATACCCACTATACCCACTATAATAACACATCACTACACATACGCGATACAAAACATATATCGTCACCACGGACGACACGCCATATAGGGCTACCGAAATATAGTGGGTATGTGGGCATTGTGTAGAAATGGCAGAAATCCGCGACTTCCGAGCACCCACAATACCCACCAAACAACAGGACTAAAATCTTTCTCGTCAATGCCGACGATATATGTTTTGACAAAGCCGAAATAGTAAAATATACGTGGTCCAGATGGACGAAAGGTATTTTAACATGTTTATTTTGGAAAAGATTTTACGTCGCGACGCCCCGTACTGCGTCTATCATCATCTCATAGACGGCCATGTTTTTTACATCGGTAGCGGCGTTCTTTCCCGCGCGTTCGAACACGGGTTTTCTCGTCGCAACGAAGCCTGGGACAAAATGGTCGATGACGTCGGTCCCGACGTGTCAGTTCGTATCGCGCATTACTGCCGCGAACGGTCGGAAGCTCGCCGTGTCGAATATGAGCAGATCCGCCTCGCTCGGCCCATAGCGAACATGCCGTACGATCCAACTATCGCATTCGAGTGGCAAGTGCGCGAGATAGGCGACTTTGGCACCGTCGTGACGGACGCGTACGTCGGTGTTGATATCTATATGGAACCGGACAACCAAATATTCCGCAGTCTCACAGACGCGCACCGCACGACCGGGATATCGAAATCGGCCATATGCAACTCATGCTCAGGGCGATACCCGGTCGTGCAGGGTAAAAGGTTCTACCGTGTCCGGCGCACTACCGCCTAATTGGAACGACGTTTCCGGCCTCTGGCGGTAAAATTTCGCCGTTCACAAATTCCAAAATTTCTGCAGGATCGCTCAAATTAAAAACACGCGATGATTTTTCAAAATACAAGACGGGTCGAGAACCATCCGCGAGCGCGTTATTTGGCCGATATTTGTCGTTCGCTAGGGCAGGGTGCACATCATACCCGACCGCCTGCATGATCTTGCGGTAGCGGCGAGGGCCAACCGACTTGCGCATTTTGTCGAACAGGCCGCGCAGGGCGGTAGAGGTGACGACGTGACCGCGGAACCCGTGCTGGCCGGCGTCGATAGCGTACTGGATTTCCTGCTCGATCACGCCAAGGCTAAGCGCGCGCGCCTGGCCGGTGCTGGTCGTCTCGGGGGACTTCCATCCGTTCGCCGGATCCAACTCGTATACGAGCGGCATGGTGGCAAGGAACTCGGTCACGATCGCATACCCGTCCTGGTCGCGCAGCCATTCGTACAGGCCCTTGAAATACTCCGGGGTCATGCCGTCCCGGGCTAGGTCGGCAAGCGACTGCTGGGCACAGAAGAACACGCCCCAGCGGCGCTCGTCATCATCAATCGGGCAGGCGTCATCATAGTTGGTCAGCATCATGCCGTTTGCGCAATTGTCGGACGTGCCTTGCGCCTTGCCCTTGCCTTCCGTGGCTAATCGCTCGTTGGTGACGGTATCCTTCATCATGTCGACGAAATCGCGCTTGCCTTCCGCGCTCTTGATCTCTTCGAACCCCAGGAACAGCCGCCCGACAATCCAATCGTTGAACTGGTTGCCCGTCTTGAGCAGCGCATCCGAGCGCACCAGATGGCTATAGCGCTCGCCGACCGCCCGCATCATCACGCGCACCAACAGGCTCTTGCCGTTGCCCTTGGTGCCTTGGATGACCGGCCACCACTGGAACTTGTTGCCGGGGTTCTGCACGCACGACGCCATCCAGTTCAGCATGCGATCGGCATCCTGGCCATATGGCAGCATCTTGCGAACGTGCCTCACAAACGGCTCTGCGTCGCCCTGCGACCGCGGAACGTCAATCGGCACATAGGTGTTAAGCAGCGGCAAGCCTTCAAGCTCGGCGATCTGGCCGGGGGGCAGGAGAGGGCGGAAACACGTCGCCCAGACCTTCGGCAACTGGCCGTGTTCGTTAAAGCGGAAGAACTCCCAGGCTGACTTAACCGGCTTGCCTTCACCTTCAAAGTCGATGACGAACCCCGGCCCGCCATAGATCGCGTCGAAGGCAGACTTGCCGACCATCACGCCGGACGGGAGGAACATCTGATCGTCCTTGGCGACGTAAACGCAGCCGTCGAAAAAATCGTACATGTTGGCCGAGTTGACGTAGCGCGGCTTTTCCATCGGAATGAGGGCACGACTGGTCAAGGCAATGGAGGGTGCTGGCGGGATCACACCTGCGGGCAATGGCTGGGCGGCTGCACGTGCGCCCAGTACCGCCAAAGGCTCGACAGCGGTGCGCGGCTCTCGGTGTTCGGGTGCGCGAGGCTCTTTCAATCCCGCATCGTAGCCCCGTTCGAGCGTACCGCACGCCTTGTCCTCATGCTCAAGGCCCAACACCGCCAGCGCGCCGGTCAATGCCTCAAGCGCTTCGTTCGCTTCGATCTCGCCGCCAGCGACCAGCTGCCCGATCGCGAAAGCGGACAGGTTGATCTGGTCGTTCACATGGGAAGTGCAACTCTCAAGGATCCCCACTTCGTCGGCCAGGCACTTGCGACCGTACGCGGATGTCTCGTCGGCGAAGCGCACCGGCACGCTTGGGCGGTGTTCGCGCGGCGCCATCAGTTGGAGCAGCCAGGCGGGCGCTGGGGCCACGGGAACGTCGAGCTCGATGGAATAGGCGCCTTCGAGCTTGCCCTTGGCTAGTTCCTCGTCGGTCGGGATGTAGTACGAGCCGGGGCCGACCACATAGCCGCCGTCGCCCCGCAAATCCCAGCCATCCACGACCGGACCGCCGCCAAAGGTCGTCCAGCGCTTGCCGGCATGGTTGCTGACGTCCCAGCCTGGATGCTGAAAATAGAAGTGCGTGCCGCGCGGCGTGGCAACGGTCAGCGTGGGCGGAATACCTCGGCTTTCGGCTTCGACGCGAGCAAGCAGGTTGTCGCAATCCAGCACGACCACACCGGACACCCGGCCGGTCGCCACACCCGTATTATACGACCGGGCCGCCCAGGCGGATATTTGCGTCGGACTGGCCGGCACTTCCATATACGGCTTCCACTCGGAAATCGCCGGATTTTTGGTGTGAGCGTGCAGAGGGAAGAGCGAGAAGCCACGCGAGGTGGCCAGTGACCAGTCGGCGGTCATGCGCACTTGCAACAATGCGCGTGCGAAGGTATTTGTGCAGCAGCCATAACTCGTATCGTTCCTACGTTTTTGTGGTCAGGGCGGCGGCGATGTTGGAAGGACATCACGTCGCCCGCCCTAGCTACTCCCGACAGCTATTAGCCGTCAATCTTCCTTGCTGGCGAGGAAGGATCGGGCAACGATGCGAGCTTGCACGTTCTCAACTTCAAGCAGCCCGCGGATGATACCTCGCGCCTCACCATACAGGCGCGACATCTTGATCAATTCCTTCCGCACCTCACGCAGTTGGGCATCAACATCCCCTGTCATGTGGGTTCTCCCATCACACCAAACCCCCGCCAGTGCCGCTTGATCCGCTTCTGTATGGCTAGGGGGCCGTCCTGGGCGTAGGTGCGGGTGGCGAGCATGATATCGCGTAAGGCATGTTCGCCTTCGACGCGGGCGACGGTTTTGCCGGACTGGATGATGCGGTAGGCGGGGGTGGTCGGGCTCATACCTCCCCCTCACTCTTAGCGGTATCGGAGGATGCTTGGGCGCGGGCGCTACGGAATGACATGCAATCCTGCCCGCCATGGCACATATCAAAACCAGGGCCATTGAAGGTGCAAGGGCCATCGTTCGGGTGATTGGACCGCCAGTCGCCACACACGCACATGTCCTCCACCAGCTTCCCGGCGTCAGGTATGACTTGCTCAACCATGAGGAGTGTCCTTGGCTTTGGAGAGGGCGTCCAATGCAGTCGTGAAAGCTGCGACGGCGCTTGGCATTGTGGGATGATAGCCGGGACTTTCCGCTCCGATCGTCCAGTTCAGATATGACCGAATGTAGCGGGCCTGTTTAATCAACTCCCCCACGAGGCCTGTATCGGTAGAGGTGGGGTGGGTGAATTGCGCCTCCAAGGCCGCGATGATCCGCTGCCAGTCGAAGTCGTCCAACACAAGGTCTTGGCTGTCAGGCTCGACACCGAGCAACCGCGTCTCGATCAAGCGGGCTAAATCGTCGTTGGCAGGCGAACCCTCCCCTGCATCGGTGGGGGTATCGTCCTCTATGGGGCGGGGCGAACGAAGCGTCGCGAGTTCAATCTCAAGCTCGCCGATCCTTGCCGCATTCCCCAAGGCTACAGCCGCAAATTCCTCCGCCTTGGCCTTCCAGTCGACCATGATCTCTCCGCAATCACAGCACGGCTCGCCGGGGCCGCAGCAACAGCAATGCTGGTCGTTTTCGCAAGGCTCCACCACGCTCTCAGCTA